ATTGTGTTTGATACCGCACTTAAAACATTACCAGTAAGATAACCAGAACCCTGATTTACAATAGAAACTCCAGTAACGGAAACAGCAGCACCAGTATTGGTAACTGTTATGTCTGCTCTCATTGAGTTTCCAGATCCACCAGTCAAACTGACGTTGGTAAAAATCTGTGAGTTATTACTACCTATATTACCACCAGTACCACCATTTTGAATACTTCCTGAAAATGGAGAAACTGTAATAGTTGCTTTTGCTCCAGATCCAGAACCACCAGTTAAAGGAACATCGACATAACTTCCTCCAACATATCCAGTACCGCCATTGGTAATAGTTCCTACAATTGGAATTACTGTTAAAGATGCTATAGCACCAGTACCTGATCCACCAGTTAGGGGAATACTTGAATATGTACCTCCATTGTAACCACTTCCTGCATTTGAAATTGTAATACCATTTTGAGCAAGTGGGATGGATGAAACTAGTGTTCTAAAATTCTGTAGAGATGAAAGATATGATTTATCAAAAGATGCTACGGATCTTCCTTCTGATGCAATGTATAGAGATTTTGTACCGCCCCTAAAGATGCCTACATCAGTAGCATTCGTAAAAAACAATGCTGGCGCTTGAACAGTACCATCACTCATACTGAATGCACCAGCACCAACGCTGGTTTGCACCGTATATAAATCTGAAGCAATCAGATTAATTTTTTGCCTTTGAGTTTCAAAGGTGTCCGTTCTAGCAACGTTTCTAAGAATTGCCATGTTTGATTAACTCTCGCAGTAAGGATTTGATCTCAGATATCTCATTCTTCAACATATTTATGTCTTCCAACGCGGAACTGAGGTGTTTTGATTTGCGTCTAGATTCAATAGCCGAATCGTCCAAATTGATTATGGCATCTGTGTTTTGGTCTCTCACGAGACCATCATGACCCTCTACCTTAGCATAATCCATACGCGGAAATTAGAACGAAGCTACAGCACGAATGTCTTGAATTTTGGGAACGTAAGCAGGATCAACTGTTTTCATGACAATTTTTACAGCAAACGATGAAAATTCAGGAAGATTTGATACACTATATTTCAATTCTTGATATGAAGATTGCTTTTCTACAGTTCCAGATATTGTATTTTCGCTAGTTGCGATTTCTAATGTATCTGGTAGTCCAGTCTGATTAAAATAAATCCAATCAGTATCTTCAAAATTTTCTTGACTTGATGCCTTTTTGTATCTATACAATACCTGAATGTTTGAAACATCTTTGACATTTGCAGTCAAACGAACATCAATTGAGGTAGCAGGATTGTTAATGGAAACTTCTTTAGTTACATACTTAGCAACTGAAGAACTATTCTTAGATGTGTTATCAGCAACAAAATCAATACCATTTCTATAAGTTACTTTCCCTACTTCCCAGAATGCCTTTTCATCATCTGGTTGATTTGGATATTTGACAAAATCACCAACTCTGAAAATATCTGCAATTTGAGATGTCACCACTGCGTTTCTGTTGAATGCTGCGTTATCAATAATTCTAGATACGAAATCATCGTTGATGGGTTGAATATCAACAGTTGCAATTAGTTGTTGAGTCTTGTTGTTCCATAGCACTGTTTTACCAGTAATGATATTATCATATGTTTGAAGTAGTGCAGATGGATTGCGAGCAACAATAGTTGAAGCATCTGCAATGGATACAAAGAATTGAGAAGGATTAGAATTGATGCTAACATTTGTTAGAGTCAATTGATTTCCTAAAGTTACACCTTCTCCCTTTTGGAAAAACTGACTGGTTTTTACACGAACCCAAATATTGTTTCCACTAACTTTACAAATTGTTCCAGTTGCTTTGGTAGTTTTACCTGTAATTACTTGGTTATCTTGAATTGCAGTTCCGCCATTTCCAGAAAGTTGGAACTGATAGACTGGATAGAATTCAATAATTTGATCTCTTCTTCCAAATCTATTTTCTTGACCTGTTGCAGATTCGATTCTATTAGAAACTGTTTTGACGGTCGCACTTGATAGATCGATAACTGGAGATAGATACGATTTATCGGAAGACAAGACCATTTTGTATGTCAGTGATCTATCGATATTATTGAGAGTCTCATTAATTTGAGAAGCTACAACCTTCTGGTTTGTGAAGTAGTGAGGTTCACTTAGGAAAGTTTTTTCGTAATCAGACTGAGAGTATGATGTGTAATTGGTGGTTGTGGAATCAACTGGAATTATATTGGTTGTTTTGACATAAGTTTCTAGTTTAGTTCCAGAAACAGTCAAATAATGAACTTGTGGATAGAGAACTTCAAATTTTCTATTGTAAGTTGCATATACTGAGTCACCACCACCTAAAGCATTTCCAGCTGCTTTGGAAGTAGAGGTAATGTTATAAAGATCAATACCAGAGTTTGTAATTTTAAACAAGGTATTATTCAAAGTATCTGCAGTTATACCAGCAGTTTCTTGTGCGGATCTGTAGAAAACATATGATTTTCCAGAATCTTCGAATCCATTATCTCTATGCTTTACTTTAATGATGCTATTATTATTCTTGAAAAGTTTTGAAGTAGCATTAGTATTCGAACTTGCATTAGTTTCAAAGGGATTTGAATCTAATAATTCATATCCAAGACTTGTGTTTGTTGCAAGGAACTCAGCTGGTCTTGAGATATCAAATTCTGCGCGATAAAAATCAAATTTAATATCTTCGAAGATATCTTCTGTCCAATTATCTATAATCTGAGATCTGTATACAGATCCAAGAGCTGGTTGAGTTGTGATAACTGTGCTTGTGGAAATATCTATTTCTCCAAGACGAGACGCCCAAAGTTCATAATCAACTGAATCGGTTTCGATCACTAATGCATATTCTGTATTATTTTGTAAATATACTGGATAATCAAATGCAAATTTTGTGGGGATGGTTGAATTAGTCGTTCCAGAAACATCCGTTGCAATTCCCATTTGAACAGCAGGAGTATCAATCTCGATGAATGTTTCTATCTGACAACCACTAGCACCATTTCCAACTCCTTTTACAACTACTGAAGGTGGTTCTGTATATCCATATCCAGATAGAGAAATTTCTGCATTATAAATTTTTCCTCCAGAAACTTCGATGCGAGCAGTAGATGCTGAACCACCTGGAAGTTGTGGGCTTTCAATTGTCAGAATCGCGCTATCATAGTTTTGACCTGGATTTGTTACTCTGATTTCAGAGACCTTACCACTGTCTTTTGCAATTGTTAGTTTTAATTGAGTTCCATCTTTAGCATTTGCTAAAGTTACTGATGGAATAATCAAATCTTCATTTTGTTTGAATGCTTTACCATTGTGATTACTTAAGACAAGTGTATAAACTTGTTCGTTTGTTAGGGAATATTTACCAGACGTTGATGCTACAAGTTCTACACCATTCTTATCGATAACTTTTAAAATTGGACCACTTGCAGAAGAACTTGAACCAGTTACGCTTTCTCCTTTGGTAATTGTGATATTACCGTTAGCATAACACTTCAATGATGTATTTGGATTGAGTGTTTTTTCTGCACCAGGAACAACATTCTTTCCAGGTTTTCCAGAAACAACATCAGTCAAATAAACTTTGATTGGGATATTGCTGCTCTTCTTGGCAAAGAATAGATCAACTCCAGTAGAGAATAATCCACCATCATAGTTTTCAATTTTAAAAGTTTGAGCGAGGGGGTTTGGCTTGAGTGGATTATCTGTGTTGTTATCGATAATCTGAACGCCTTCGCTTGATTTGAAATATGCTGGTTTTGTAGAAACAATACCTGCAGGATTTTCTGGTAAAATGCCAGTGGCATAATACTTAACTTCGGCGTAAGTATCTACGGTTTCTTTTGATTCGTTTGTGGAACTTGATGTAAATCTAAATGTCAGTGTTCCTGTTGTTAAACGAATCTGTTCGCCAGTTGTATCATAATCTACAGTTGATACATCTCCAGTCCAAGTAGCATTCTCTCTTGGTGGGGAACCAGCTGGAACTAAAATTAATCCACTAGCATTTCCATTTTCATCTGTAACTACCGTACCGTTAAAGGATGACAGAGAGTTACCAGCAACACCTGTAAATCTTAGATCTGGATTTACCCAACGATTAATATTCCTTCCTTCCAAGAAAACATTAATCACAGTGTTTGGCTTCATTCTTCTGATGACAAACTTGACTGGAGTGCTTCTTACAAAGAAAGATAGTGCAGTGGAAACAAGATTGCCGTTAATGGATTTTGTCTGAACTCCTTTACCAATATCATTATTCTGAGGATTGATATTAGAAGAACTCGCAATAGAAGCAGAAGTAACAGATGATGTTGCTTGCTGCGTATTTACTTCACCCAAAGAATTGATAGAAGTAAATGCTGGCGCTGTTCCAACCCAATTGACAATAAATGAATTGTAAAGACTTGAGAAACTTTCTTTTGAATTATCCTTTGCTAAGAAAATGTTGAATAGACTGGTATTTGTATCAACTACTACTGGATCTGTGTATTGATCGTACCAGTGATCGATATTTGGAGAAACATCAATATCTCCAACATATTGAATTACAACAAATGGATTTGGATTGATAGTTTTTGAAGCAAATGAATTTCCAAATAGTTTTAAACTTGTATATGGAAGAGTAATAATATCACCAGACTTTTGATATCCAGAAACTGCTCTTTGATCTTCTCTGGTATTTACTTCTCTTAGGTTCAGTGAGTCCTCTTTGGATTGAGCGCGTAATACAGATTGCTGACTATCAATAGCGCACTTATAATCAATAGATGAAAGATTGCCTACTTTATGTGATTCAAAATTATCAACGAAAAATCCACTCTTAAATCTATCGAGACCAATTTCATCTTTAACTTGCATATTGAGAGCTTGCTGCTCAAGAATGCTGAGGGTTGTATAGTACTCAAGACGCTCAATACGCTTCTCGAGCTTACCGATATCTCGCATTGTGTATCTGCGATTATCAACAGGAGTTACACGAACATCTTTGCTTGTTTTTGTATACGCTGGAATATAAACGTAGAACAGTGCAACAGAGTCATCAATCGTATCTGGTTTTGAAGGATTGAGTGATGAATTACCTTCTTTGATGAAGAATTCTCCCTTCTTATTCAAGAAGATACCATCAATACGATCTAGATATTGAACTTGACTAAATGAGAATGTGTATTCGATTCCCAGATCTGATGCAGGTGTAGAAGCAATAACGGATCCAGATCCAGAGAACTGACCAGTTGTAATTGCTAGCGAAGAAGTATTCTGGAATCCAGGAACAATTGTATTGTTGTCAACTTTTGGTCTAAAATCTAAAACATTCTTAAGTTCTAGATTTCCATGAACCGAAGAATTGAATGATGGAATCTCATCTTCTCCAACACCAGCTTCATGCAAATAACTATCAATCGTGCAGAAGTCTCCCTGAGAATGCTCGAAATAATCAAAAGCAATCAACAATTGACCTGTTGTTGGTTCAAATCCTGGTTTCAATACAATTCTAGAAACATCATAGATTGTATCTCTTTGACCGCTATCAAAAGTAAATCTTGAAGTAACATCAGTTCCAGAAATCAAATTGCCAGCACTATCTGCTTCTGGTGGTTGAGTGCTGGTGCCCTCATAAACATATTTAAGTTTGAAAGCATCGGCATAAGATAGCAGATCGACAACTTCATTATCGTAATCGGTTCCTCTAAAAGGAAGAACTCTATCACCAGAAGAATTGATGATTATTCTCTTATTTCTAACTACTGTTTTTAGTCTTGGTTTTGCGTTGCTAACTTCTAAAGTTGCAGTAAGTTTTAATTTTGGAAATGTTCCATTCGATGGAATTGTTCCAAAATAAGTTGATGGCAATTG